CACGATGGCGAAGAAGTATTGATGCAATACTCGTTCGCAAGAAGTCCAGAAGTACCGGGCGTGCCAGCGTGAAGATAGGTCAGGTAAGAAGTTCCGTTCACTCCGCTACCAAGCACGTTTTCGACGCTCCATGTGTCCGACGCATAGGTCGGCCCGGAGGTCATCTCATACTCACCCGTAAACCATTGCGTGAGAGAATTGGCGATTGCTGACGTGGTGGTGTTGATCAAATTCAGGCCATTGCCGGGCGTACTCGTATTCGTCCCGTAAGCGCCCTGGATATTTACGGTCCCGTCGGTTCCGCCCCCGCTTCCGCTAGCACCACTAGACCCAAGTGTGATGGTAAGATTCCCAGCGCTTGCAGTTGTGGCGGAAGAATAAGATGCGCCGCCAGTGCCTGTCGTGAAATTTATACTGCTGCCATTGCCACCCGAACCAACGCCGGTATAATTCGCGCCGTTTGGGCCGGTGACGGTCAAGATGCTGGGAGCGCTCGTTCCCGCTATCGTCGGCGTAGTGCCCGCGAGTGTCAACCCGGGTGATGCCTGTGGATAGGTGAATGATCCTGCCCCGGTTGGTTGTGCAAGATGGCCCGTCTGAGAATCGAATGGGATATTACCCCCGCCCCCGCCGCCCTCGGTCACTAGCCAATTGACATTGTCCGGAGAATTGAACTGTGCCCATCCCGCCGTCAGAGTGAAGGTCGTCAGACCCGCCGTGGTTGTGCTCCCGGTGACAACCGTAAAAGTCGCGGTGCTGGTGTTGTTAACCGTTACCGTCCCCGCGCCGCTCCCGACGACGACCTTGAAAAAGAAATTGCCACCGCATCCGGAAGACGTCGGATCGGGAACTGTGAATGCCGTTCCGGAAACGTTCGTAAATTCGATGCTGGTTCCGCGGTCGTTTGTGGTGGTCGTCGAATCGCAGAAAGCCGGCGCTGAACTCGGATAGGTCGACGCGGTAATCGTGCCCGGAGTCGAGCCTTCCGGCGTGCCGGGGAAGCCGGTAGACGCAGCGACAGGCGGACCGCCATTCACGTAAACCGGTTGCTGTCCCGTAACGTTCGAGCATACCGAGCCGCCGGAAATCGATGTGCTACTGGTCCAGTCCGTGAGGCAGTTTTGTGTCCCACTTCCAACCGAGGCCGTGACCGTCGCACAAGCCCAACCTGTCCCGCTTTCCTGCTCCACTTGACCGTTTGCGCAAGTGAGCATGGCGGGACGTCCGGTAGAGTCCTGCTGCAATCCGTCTCCCGCTCCATAATCGAGAATCAGAGGACCGGTGCCGGTGCCGAGCGGAAATTCGAAATTTTGCGACGGCGCCGTAGAATTAGGAATCAGGCATTGGGTATTCCCGGCAGCATTCGGCAAGCACCAGCCACCGAGGGCCGTAGCCGAGCCGATAAAGGCAGCGGCAAAGGTCTGCCCTGCATTGGTGAAACTAGGATTAAAGGTCCAGGTGGTGTAACCTGTTCCGTTGTTCACGCCGCTGAAAACCGCAACTTGTCCGGCAACGCCCGTAAAAGTGCTTTCCCCTCCTCCTCCGCCGCCGCCAGTGCCGTTCGAGATGGTATACGGGCCGTAGGTTCCGTAAAGCGTGGTCACGAAGTAGTCCACGGTGCCGCCCGCATACCAGAAGCCAATATTTGCCGTGGTGCCCGCCGATGCCGTGCAGGTGTTTCCCGGCAGTTGCACAAGCTGCGTGTTTGACGCGCAAGAGGTATTTTCCGTGACGTCCGTGTAGGTCGTAATCGGCGTACTAAGACAATTTGTCAGAGTATTTACTGCGGGAGGAGCGACGTTGGCGCAGAGGGCCACTGTGGCATTCGCTACCCAGAGCGCTTCCGGAAGGGGCTGGCCGCTCACTGGGACATTCGGCCCGCTGGTCAAGAGCGGCTGATCGACGCGCACGGCTTGGCCGAAGGCGGATGAGTAAAGAATTGCGAGGGCGAACGAAATGACAATTGACTTTTTCATGGGAGGCACTATGATGTGGGAGTCATGTTAGATGTGTTTTACGATCTCTGTATTCTTTGCGCACTCGTCTACGGCCTCAACGCTATGGTTGAGTGGTACGATCATCGGCAAGCCGAGAAATACCGCCGAGCGTCCCGATTGAAGCACCCATCCCTGGACGACTAATAGTTTTCCCTGTTGCCTGAAGTGCAATCGCCAATCGTGATTTCACTGCCGGATTCCGCAGTGCCGCTTTCAATAAGCCTGCTCCGATGCCTAACCCGGAGCTTCCAGTTGCCATCTTTGTGACCCCATATGCGATTGGAGCGCCGAGCGTAAGCGGATCTTTGTTCGCAGATCGCGTGACTGCCTTCTCCAGCGCATCGCTCAAGTCGATCAGCCGAGAATCTTTAGCGTTCAGGACTTTAAGTTCCGGATACTGATCGACCAACTCTTCCTTTAATCCACGCGCTAGAGCTTTTTGCGATTCAATTGAAGCGCCTTTCAACTCACCATAAGGTTTGTTGCCAAGCGTCCGGTAAGTTCCCTGCTTGAGCGCTTGAGCTTCAGGACCGGGGATTTGCCCAGGTTGATTTCTAAAAAACTCATTGCCACTTTCGCCGATGGCGTTCAAATCGGACTCAGGGTTGACCTGCGTTCCGAATTTCTTGGCCGTATCGCCGAGCCGAGAAGCAACCTTGAACTTGTTGACGGTTCGTAACGGAGCTTGCGCAATAGTGTCAGAAATCGCGGTATCTGTCGCCTCACGCGCGTTGCCGAGCTTCACCATTCCCGCTTCACTAACTGGAATCTTTTCCGTAAGTCCGGTATCAACCATTCGCGCCACTCGGGGAGCGCCGAGCGTAGTAGATGGTTTCAGTGCGCTTTGATAGAGGCGCGGCGCCGCAGCTTTAGTCGCTGCGCCAACTCCACGCGCCAATCCTTCCGTTGCGAGCGCTACTCCTGCCTGCCCAACTCCCTGTCCTGCTGTTTCCTGTGCAACTTTTGCGTAAGCTCCAAACGGATCAGGCGATTGATTGATGTCGTTGATTGCCGCCGGGACTTGCGTGGCCTGCTTGCCGAGTGACGCAATACCACGACCGATGCGCGCAATGGGAGTTTGTGTAAGAAGGTTCTCGCCGGGTTGCCGAACAGGGTTGAATGTTTCGCCGACTGCTTTAGCTGCCCCGCGTATGCCTCGCCCAATACTCTGCACTCCGGAGAGAGTCGCGTTGCCATAGGAAGTCAGTGGAATTTCTTTGTCGAGAAAACCGGGCTGTTCTTTTGGGTTTTCTTCGACCGGCTTCCACGCGGAAATGTTCTCGTCGACAGGCTTCCATGGTGAGGCTGCCATTATTCCGCCTTCCACCCAGCAGGCAACGATGTGCCCTTGGGAGCCTCGTGGAGTTTGCCTTGCGGATCGCGGGCACGAATCATTCCGCCGCCGCCTTCCATTGCTGTCTCTGCATCAATCCCGTCCAACTTTTTGCGGGCGTCGGCGACAATCTGCCGATGTTCTTTCGGGTCTTCGCTGGAGAGTAGCGACTCTTCCGCGTCATCCATGATCTTCTGTTTAGCGACAAGTTTCGATTGCACGGTTTGGACGAGCGCGCGGATTTGTTTGTCCTGGTCGGCGGTGATGCTGCGCGCCTTGTCGGGATCGGTTGCCCAGTGCTGAATGTTGGCTTTCAGGGTTTCCCAAGCGGACCGCCCGCCAACGATACGCGAGATTTCCGCCTCGTTCATACGCAAGCCGGAACCTGCGCCGCCAGACATAATGGAAAGCAGTTCCGGCGCGACCAGGGCATCGGCTTGCGGACTGTGCTGATCGAGGGTGTCATTCAGCCGTCCAACTCGCTGCTGAATGGCTTCGATTGGCTGACGTACTTTGTCGAGGCGACCGCTTTGCAACTGGTAACTCTTGTCGCCGCGCGCCGTGCCTTGCGTTCCCGCTCCGAGATCGATCTTCACGCCCGCCTGCGTTTTCCCGGTCGCATTGTTGAGCTGGGTTTCGAGTTCCTTCGCTTCCGCGTCGGTCATCCCAGGCTTGAAGACGCCATCGGGAAGTTTGTTTTTTGTGAGTAGCGGATCCCAGATCGCGTTGCGCTGTGTCGCTTGTTCGGCGGTGAGTGGCTGAGTTTTGTCCGGCTTCACGTCTTGCGCCGACTGTTTCACTTTTGTGTAAGCGTCGAGGTACGTGTAGGGCTGATTGGTGTCGGGATTCAGGCGCGGCTGGCCGTTCTCGCCGGCCATCAGATCGTGAATTGTGGTCTCTTCCGGAGTTGCACCTACTTTCGGATGCTTCAGTGCTTCCGTTTCCGCTTCAGTGTGCGCGATCGCGGCGGGGATCTCTCCGGTTTCGGCCTGTTCGTGCGCCGTCATTGCTTCCCGTTGCGCGTTCGCTTCATCCGCCCCGACTTGCTTCCCTGCCTGATTCAGTAGGGCCCGGTGGTGGTACTCCGTGCCCGGTGTGTTGATGGCAAGTGCCGGGGCCACCGCCGAGGCTGCAGTATCTGTAAGCCGGGCCGGAATCTCCGCACCCCAGCCCAGAACTTTGCCGAGGGTCGGGTGATTCTGGCCAAAGTCGGAGTTTTCAATCTTCGAGTGAATTTGCGAGATGCCGGAACCGGTGTCTTTCAGGTGTGCCAGCTTATTCTTGTCGTAGTCCATAGTTCCCGCCGGGGCGCTTGCCTTTAGACTGGGCGGCATAGGTTTCGAGGCTGGTAAAGTTGGCATCGGCCCCAGGGGTGCCACTTCTGACGGGTTAGGGGCTGCTGGTGACGCCCCGAGCGCAGGAATGGGCTGTTGAGGTGGCTTAATGGGAGCGAGCGCAGCAGGAATAGCCGGAGCCGCCGGAGCACCCCCTGCCATGGCCTTATGCGCCTGGGCGAGCGCGGCTTGGGCCTCAGGGGATAGACCGGCGATTTCGTCAAGAATGGGGTTGTTCATGGGCTACCCACCAGCCATGCCGGCCGTGGCGGCCTTGTTCGCGTCACCCGCTGCTGTAAGCAGATATTGCTGCCAGAAGTTCGGCGCCTGGTTCTCATTGTTCAATGCTTGATTGCTTAGGCCGAGCGCGTTCATCCCCGCGCCCATCTCGGCGGTGTCCAACCCTTCGAGGCCAGAAATCCCAGCCTGATGCTGTTTCTGCTTGAGTTGCGCGTTCTGCGCCTCAATCCCAACCGACTCTTGGCCTAACTGCTGCCCTGCAGTCCGCGCCGAGGAAGCGATCGCATCGCCCATGCCGCCAGAATTCTTTGTCCGAGCCGCGTAGAGCCTTCCTGCGCCCGTCGCCCCGGCCTGAGTTCCGCCGGCCGATTGCATGGCCGCCGTCCGCATCGCGGCCATGTCCGAGGGGGCGTAGCCCGAAGGACTGACCGATTCCGCTTCCAGTTGCGGAGCAAGCGAGCCGTAAAGCTGCTGTGCATTGTTGCTGTATTCGTTGGAGAGGTTCTGAGCGGTTGCCGAGTTTGCAAGTTCCTGTCCCTTTGCTCCCTTGCCCGTATCGTTACCCTCGAATCGCGAAGGATGGGTTGTTCTTCAACCATCCAAACCTTGCGAGATGCCTTCCATAGCTGTCCGCTAGTTCAGGTGGGAGAAACGCGTTCGCTTCCGTAAACCCCTTTGCCTTCAGTTTCTTGGTCATTTCTTGGTGTAACTCTCGAATCCGTTTGATCTTGACCAGCGGGTGACCGGCGCGCCCCATGATCAGGTAAAGCTCGAGCGTGCGCTTCGCTACTCCCGCGGCCAGCGGCTGATCGTTTTCATCGACGACCACAGTGACGTCTTCGATTTCCTTCGTCGTCAGATCGGGAAACTCGTAATCGTAGCCAGCCTCGCGGTGGAGTTCCCTCAACACTGGAACGTCTTCGAGTTTCATGGCCCGTGTCATCCGCGTCCCGGAGGAACTCCGCTTTCAGAAATAAATGGGAACTGGCCAGGCCCAGTGATTCCGTCGGTGCCCCCTGTGCCCGTTCCCTGATCGGCCAGAAAATTCGGGCCGTTCACGGTTCCCCCTCCGACGACCGGCTGTGGAGTTGAGCCACCAAAATAAACGGGATTCGAAGGACTACTGGACGAGTAGGCGCTGTAGGCGCGAAAGTACCGCGTCACATTCCCGAGAAACAAATTATGATTCCGCGCATCTTGCAAGCAAATGCGTTGCGGATTTGAGAACTGCGAGTTGTCGGCGTGCTCGATGTAATAGCGAATGCCCCGGTAGATGCTTCCACCGTCATGGATCGCAATTTGAAAGTGTCCGTTGCGCGCGGAAATTTGAAGCCCTTGAATCGGCGGAGGCGAGATCGGTTCACCGGAAGCGTTGGTGTTCGTCTGCGATTCGATATTTGTGGCCGCGTTCACAATGTCCGAGAGAGCTTCATAGAGCTTGGCGCCGGCTTCGGGATGGCCCGCGATTTTCAGGCTGCGAACCCAGTCGAGATTGCGAACCGCAATCATTGCGCCGCTCCACGGACAGCAAGTTTCGCCTTCTTGAACCAGGGCGTTAGTTTTCGGAGAACAAAGGAATTATCGGTCAGCGCAGGGCTGTTGGTCAGGATGGCAGTTCCAGTGTCGGCGGTCGAACTGTACCCGGAGTGCGAGTAGGGAGCTACGAGTACATTGCCGCCAGACAGAACATTCGCCGTAAGCGTGACTCCGTTCAGCCAGGTGGCGTTGGTCAGGCCATTAAGGATGTATGTCTGGCCAGCAGCTAAGGGGTAGGGAAGTGGCGTTGCAAAAGTAACGTAGACAACCGTACCCAGATTTGATTCCTGGGTGGCGAGGACAGAAACCACCGTAGGAGCAGATCCGGGGCTAGAGGCAATCTTGAAAAACATCCGGTGAGCGGTCGCGTTTCCTCCGCCCCATTCCATCTCGAAATTCGGGTTGGTTCCGGGAGTGCGCGTCACGGTCAACGGCCAGGGGTTTGAAAGGTTGTCGCACAGGGCCGTGACGGTGACCTTTGCGACAGCAGAAACCATGGCCGACAAGTAAGCGAGTAACTTTCTGCCGGAATCGAGTTGCAACGCCACTTCTTGCCCGGTGTCCGGCAACGCGGCGGTCACGTAGTAGGGATAGATTTGCCCATAGTCGTCGTCGGTGTACTTCGTGGGATTCAGGGTGTAGATGTTTCCATAGCCCACCGCCAAACCGTAGGCTTGCGCGTTCCCGGCAAAAAGAACAGTCGAGAGAGTTCCCGCCATCCGGTACATCAGAGCCGCCCCATTGATGGGCAAATTCCAACGCGTCCACTTCCGGGTGTTGTCAGTCGCAATCAGGCGTCCGGCGAAAGACGGATGGAAAGGCGGGCTTGATGCAATCGCTTCGGCCGAGTCCAACTCTCGATAGTTCAACGGATAGATGATGCTCGGCGCGGTCGCAGTAGTGAGCGGCAAGCCAAAGTAAATTGTCCGAGTGGTTGGGTCATTTAATGCCCAAGCGGTTAGCGCGGCCGCCATGTTGATTTGCGGCCAAGTCTCATTGGTTTCGTCAAACCATGCGGGCTGAATTTCCTGCCCGATTTTGTGCGCGATGCTGCCACCGAAGATTCTCGGTCCGCTCATCGACGCCCAAGCAAACCATTCCTCGCCGCCAGAAGATGAGCGGTTGTCGGACTGAGATTTCGTCAAGCAAAATGCGGAGAGCGCTCCACAAGATGAGTCCACTTCCGCTATAACCCATCCCGATGGCTCCGTGTTCCCTGAAGTTACCTGATGCAGTCTGCCTTCCGGATCTTGCGTCACAATGTACGGCGTGTTGCGGATGATCGCAATATCCATGACTTTATGCGTGTCGTCCGGCGGTCCAAACAGGCCAGTGACGCCACTGAACGCTTCTGGGTTGTCGGGATAGGAACCGAACAGTTCCGTGTCGAGGTAGGGGCTCTCGGCATCGATAATTGACACTTCATCCCAAGTCAGAGTCGATGCCAGGCCGCCCGAATTGGCCGTTAGAGTAAGAAGCAAATCGCTCGGAATCGTGAGCGGCGTCACCGCCGAAAATGTCGCTTCGAGATAGGAACCGGTCAGACTCATCTGGGAATTCGCGATCGAAGCACTCACTGAAAAACCCGTGCTCGCACTGGTAAGCGATGCGGCAAACGATGCCCCGACAATAGACGAGCTAGTCAGGGTGGCAGTTCCAGTGTCGGACGTAACGCTGTACCCGGCGTGATGGTAGGAAGCTACAATCACGTTGCCGCCCGAGAGAACATTCGCTATAAGAGTGACCCCATTCAACCATGTAGCATGGGTCAGGCCATTTAAAAGAAATGTCTGCCCCGCAGCCAGTGGGATCGTGGGCGCGGAGGCAAGCGTAATGTAAACGACAGTCCCTAGGTTCGACTCATTGGTGAAGGTGATAGAGGAAATCGTGTTTACCGCCGCACTGGGTTCTAGCCATAACCGTACCTTGTAAAGCGTGTTGGGCTGCAAGATCGGAGCGCCGTAGCCATCCTGGGAGGCGGATTGCGAAATCGCGCCCGACGAGCCACTGGTTCCGACAGTGACTTGCCATACACCCGGAGTTCGGCCCGCGACCACCGCTCCACCACTGCTAACTACCGTCCATCCCGGCGGAGGCGATCCGAGAGGCCCACCCTCGAAGCCCAAATTCAGAAAATTGTTGACTGTGTTCCTCTGACCGAAAGCAACCAGTCTTTGCTTGTAATCGGCGAAACCGAGCGCTCCATCGAGCACTACCTGGCTGGCAATATCGTTGGTTGGCGTCGAAGTAGCTTGCGCGCTGTAAAGCGTGGCGTCCCCAAAATCAAAGAGTGCGCTGGTCGTGGTGTTGTCATTAATGACGGTGGCTGTCGAAACCGGCTGGCCGTTCACTTGCGCCGGAACTGGAATATAGAAAAAGTACGATCCCTCAGCCCCAGTAAATTCAAATCCTCTGGCGACGATGTTCGATGGGCCGGTGAGCATCTGGGTCACGCTCACATACTGGCCACCGTTCGCCATGAAAGTGACGGGCGGCGAAGGCCGCGTGATCTGTCCCTGCCGGGTAACAAAGAACTGGCGGCATTGATGCAGCCCGGGGGAAATCTGCCCCCACGGAATTACCGTGCCGACGGACGTAGTAATAGCGCCGGGGCCATACTGCTGATAAGTGAAAGAGGTCGTCGATGGGGTGCTGATGACATAGAATGTTCCATCCCACGCCAAATAGATCGCGCCCCCGCCGGTCCATGTTGCGTCTTCAAAAGCAAATGCAATCTGAAATGTGGTCGTTGTCGGACAGGAAAGAACCTCGACTAAAGAACCGTTTGGGTTTCCGGCGTAACTTGCGGGAAGCGGGAAGGGCAGTGTCAGAGTTGCATTGGTGGTACCAGTGCCCGTGGTTCCTCCGACCGTGAGGAAGGTAACGCTGGTCGTTGATGGGGTGGAGTTGACCGCCAACTCCTGCACGGTTCCGCCATTCAACGAAACATTGACGAGCATTCCAACTTGCAGGCGATGAGCGGCGCTTGTCGTTATGCTGAGAATGCCCTGCCCGAGAGCGTTGACGCTCAAGCTCCACGCCGTGACCGCTGTGCCAATCGCCTGGTCGGGCACTCCGGTGATGCTCACGTAGGAATTCGGGGCGAGCCCGTGCGCAGAGCTAGTGGTAATCGTGGCAATGCCCGCCTGATTTTCATTGTTGACAACAATGCTCGCGATTCCACCACCCACGGTTGCGGCGGGGACGTTCGCGATCTGCGCTTGATAGCCAGGCTTGAGACCGTGCGCTGTGGCCGTCGTCGCGGTCACGATGTTGTTGCCGCCCCGAGTTAATGTGGCAGCAGCAAATGTGGCCGTGCCCCCGGCTCCGGAGTAGAAAGCTGCGAAGTAAGCGCTACAACCGAATTCGGTCGAATTCGTGACGTAATTAATCGTGAAATTCGTGTTGAATCCGGTATAAGTATTTCCGGCAAGAGTCACCACTTGGCCCACAGCCAGAGAAGTGTCAGGAGCCGTCAGTTGAACGATGATGCTGTAGTAGATTCCTTTACTCAAACTCGCCGTATAGACGTCCGAAATGTTATCGATGCGCCCGGTAGAGAGCGCCATCGCGGAACTAGGGAGAGCAACGCTCGAAACGGTAGGCGGCGCGCCGGGTCCATCCTGAGTTACCCGGTCGAAGTTCGTGCCATCGTACTGCAGTGGAAAATCGGATCCATGTAGGCCGTCAGAAAAGGCGAAATACTCCCGGCCAAACGCGGTGATCGATCGACAGAAACTACCCGGAACCGTCTGGAAAACGTCCGTATAGGTGCCGGGTGAATTGATCGGGTCTTCCAACCACAACGTTCCGGACGAGTCGAGATAGAGATTCTTAATCGCTCCCGTGGGAGTGACGAAGCTCTTTCCGTAGACGACGGTTGGCACCACATTTCCTGGCCCTCCAGCGGGCAAAGGAGTTTGGAAAACCCGCTGGAGAGCGGGCCTCGACCCGACATCGCCGGGCACGAAGATGATGTCCTGATTGTCCGGAGACACGCCAGGCGGCAGGCAGTCAGGCGCCATCTCGCACACCCAGCTACCTTTTACGTCGAGCGGTATCGCGACCGCGCCTTTGGGATTAAAGCTCATCGCCTCGGTTTAGACGAAGGCCGGAAATGTCGCGATGGCGTAAAGATAGGCTGCGAGATGGCCCGCATCATATGCGGTTCCCTCGGTATATTCCGCGCCGCCGGGAGTCGCAGACATGTAAACCACGCCATTGTCGCGCGTAGTTCCAGGGCAGTAAGAAAGACCGTAACCATTGGGCGCGGTTCCGGCTGGCGGTTCCTCGTAAACAAACACATTTACTGGGACAGCATCCGACGGGATTAAGGGATTGTTCACGCTTGCGAAGCTGAGTGTGTCGCCGTGCGTTGCCGCTCCGCCATAGTTTGCGCTCAGAGTCAGCAGCAACTTCACGATAATAGTTCTCTGGTCGGTTGTCGGGTTCCCCAGTGTCGTTGCGGTTGCAGCGTTGGTGATTGCAACGGTTGGTGTGATAGCCATAGTGGTGCCTCCAAATTGTTTTAGTAGCGCGCGGAGCGCCGGAATGCCGAAGAGTGCCCCCTACGGCTGGTGGTTGTCCTTTGCTTCTGTCTTGCTTCAAGGTTGTAGATTTGCCGCGTTTCGTCCTCGGCCTGCTGTAGAAATGTGCCGGAATCGAGATCAGCGCGCGGCGCCGCGACTTCCGCGGCAAGATAATTCGCCAAGGGCGATAGGGCGCGCATGACCGGAACGGCCTGCTGATTCCAACTTACAGTTCCGGTGGTCACCGCATCCGGAAGAAAAGCCGCATACTCAATTTTGAAATCGAGCGGTTGACTCGCTCCCGGCATCCAGATCGTGTCTTCGCGCCATTCAAAACAACCGTTGAACGGCTGAGCAACCTGGCAGGACGGAAGCCCGTCCAGTGCCTGCTCCATCGGGTGATGATGGAACGCCATTGACATGCCACTGACTCGCTCCCAGATCTTCAACGGGAGAATCAGGTCCGGAGGCAACGCGGGGGAAATGTAATAACTCGTTCCGTCGAAACAACCGCTCCACGAAAGCGAAACTTGCATCGCAGGATCGGGGTTGGCCAGCACGGGGAATCCCAGCAAAACCACACTCTGCTTGAAACGAGAATGGCCGAGCTGAGTAAGGAAGGCTTGAAACTTTCGCCAGGCCGCGTTGTACATGACCTGGGTAAAGGGTTGCACGTCGGTGAGGATGTCTCCGCCGATCGAAGCCATGGCATCGTTGATGCGCACCCTGGCCAGGTTCAATACGGACTCCACTAAGTCATAGGGAGCCGCTGGCAGTGGAGAGGGAATCGGCACTTATTTTTCTTCTTTCTTGGCCGCCCTCGTGAGCTCTTTTTGTTCTTCCATAATCTTCGTGTAGGCGGGAATGTCGAAGATGTATCCGCAGTTGGCCGTCGGACACTTCAGCACATCGCCATCGACCAAAGTTCCGCAAAGTTTGCACTTTTGGCGGCCCTTCGGATTTCTTGCAACCATCCAGTCTTCGTCGGTGAGCTTCAAGTGCTCAGCGGCCTTAAAGTGCCATTCGGGAGCAATCGCACGGCGCAGAACGGCATCGCCAGAAGCAAAGAATTCGCGGGCTTCATTGACTAACTGGCGACATTTCTCGTCAAGCTCTCCATTCGCGGCGAGCAGTTCATCATCCGTCGGTTCTTCACCGGCGGCGACAAAACATCCGAAGTGCCGAAGTGAATAGGCGGAATTTTGGCCGCGTCCTTCGCCAAGAAACTCGTTCGCGAATCCCCAGCCGTCTTCCTCGAAGCGCCCCATCTCCGCTTCGTTTTTCATGTACAGCTCGGTCATGGGATCGGTGAATACCGGACCAGCGACGTAGTCTTCGTTTTCTGGGCAGGCAGGAACGGTGTATTCTCCGTAACTGCCCATGTGCTTCTTGTGCCCCCACGGACCGACGTTGAAGACGTGGATTTTCGCGGCCATCGCCCGTTCGACGTGACGCGACAACGGCGGAATGATCCTGTCCGTCATCTGCCGCTTATAAGTCGACACGATCTGACTGGCCTGCTGGGCCGGGATAGTTTGTCCTGTGTTGCTCTGAAGTCCCATAATGTGTTCTCCTTTTTTATCCAACCACTGCTTTGTTTCTGCCAATCGGCATCGGCCGGCCATTCGGCTGGCGCAAGCGATTGGCTCGCTGATCGACCCGATGAGCTTTTTGGCTGTGGACGTGTCCGTGAAAACTTGTCGGCCTCAAGCCAAACGCGGGTATGGTTTCGCGGAGCCGATCAAACTGCAAAGTGTCTCCGCTTTGCTCTTGTTTCAGGTAGTGCGCTTCGATGGCGGCTTTGACTTTCACCGGATCGTTCGATTCCGCTTTGGTGACAATCCCAATCAGCCAATCGAGATTGCAGTCCGCTGGCTGCACTGTCTCGAAGGTGTGAACCTGCTGATAGACGCCGCGCTTTGGATAGGGGCCGTTGAGTAATAATCCTGTACCAGGTTCGGTGAAAGTGAAATTGTAAGACTGCTCTGTCATGCCCGAATCTTTGAGAGCGCTGATCCACTTTTCCAAAACCCAGACGTTTCCCAATTCGCGATACTTCGGGCGCAGGCGATATTCAGCCTTGCCGTCGGGCCACATGCCGCCGACCAGTCGCATGACCGAGGGCGCAAACACGATGCGGTACAGGTTTTCCCGGTAAGGATTCGTCCCGTACCGCTTCATGGGAGCAGGGAACTGGCGCGGCAGTGGAGCCGAGGTAATACTGGAACCTGCCGCGCCAGCAGCAGTAACGCTAGGGGGTTGACTAAGCGTCACTTGCCAAAAATCCCCTTCGGAATGGTGATGCCTGATGCAAACGCGTTGAGACGGGTGTTTACGGCGATGACCTGCCCCATCCAAATGAGGTAAAAAACCAGAGCAGACGCGAGACCGCCGCTCGCCCCGTAAATCGGGAAAAGCGTTTGTCCGCCAACCGAATAGAAGTCCATGGGCACGGTTTCAACGCGGCTCAAGTTTTTCAGACAGAGGTAATCGAGGTAGCCAGGGAGCGCGCGAACGTTGACGACGTTTTCGCGGCCTCCGATTTGATCCGGGGCCTTCGCCTTCAACATGTCGTGAGAGCGGTCACCCTTCGAACCTTCGAAGTCGATGCGCTGCACCAGAAGAGCGTTCTGCTCCCAGGCGTTACGAACATCGACGTTCGAGTGAGCGATCGTCTTCGCAGCGTCCGCTTCCTCGATGCCAAGAGACAACTCCCGCTGCGATTCGAGAGCGCGAACCAGAGCCGGAGTCAACGGACCGTTGACGGCCAGCGAGGGGGTATTGAATTTTCCCGGATATGAGGGACGCTGAACGTTGTACCAGTTGCCCGTGTTGCTGGAAACCTGCCAGTTGCGCAGTCCGAAGAGTCCGGAATTCGCCTGGCCGCTCGCACCGTTCATCATCAGTTTGTTGCCGATGGCAACCGATGCGGTCGCAATCGGATTGACCAGCCAAATGACGTTCGAGAGAATATCGACGCTCTGCACGGTGACGGTTTCAATGAAAGCCCCGCCTACAGCCGTCCAGATATCAATGTCCTGGTCATCCTGAAACAGGTTGGCATTATTGACGCCGAAACCGACGGTGTTGTTACCTGACGTTTGCAGCGAAACGACGGAATCGAGCGTGTTCGAACCATCCGTCTGAAGCCAGGCATCCATGTAGCCGGCGAAGTTCTTCGTCGCCATCTGGTGCGTAAGAGTGGCGAAATTCTCAATCGCCTTCTCGTCGGAATCGGTTGCCAGTTCGGATAATTTCGAATAGCTGGCAGCGTAGATCAGGGTTACGCAAGTGCCAGTTCCCGGCACTTCTTGGGGGCCGGAACCGACGCCCATATCTTGATTGTCGAGAGATCCGAGACGGCCTTTGCCGCCACGGATCGGCATGGTGGGAATACGGAAAGGACGGTTCGAAACCGCCTTGATTTTGGTGTTTTCTTCGATGCGCTTCCAGAGGACGGAAGCGCTCAGGGACAGATCAGCCAGTTCCGGTCGAACGTATTCCTGCATCGAAGCAAGAGCTTGAGAAACATCAGCTACAGCCATAAAGCCTCTTCAATGAATGAAATTTTCGGTTTTGCAGGACTTGCCAATTCGCCCAAAGGCCAGCAGGATGGCGGCGGCTGTTCGCCTGGATGTCCTTAAAACTATTCGCTTGTTGGAGAGGCGCGGTTTAAAGGGTTTCCGTTCCCTAGCCAAGTCCTCAAAGTTTCCGCTCGGGTGAGCGGCACTACCAACGAACTTTTTTACCCCCTCGCAGGATCGCCGTGTGTTTCATCAGCATCCCTTGAGTGGTCGCAATCAAATCGATCGGCGCCATCCCGCTTACCGTGCGCGGATGCCCCGAAATCTTTTCAAATCCTTCCGGCACAACAGCGGCTGGCTTTTTGCCAGGAACGACAGCCGCTTTCTTTTCACCGGCTTTCGGCCCGGGCTTCTGGGTGGGCTTGATTCCAAGGTCGTCGACCGCGCGCCGAACTGCGCCGGGGATCAGTTTGTGATATTCACTGTGCAGCCGGCGACGGTAGCCTTCCTCGTTGCGATTTGCGAGGTACCCCCGCATGGCTTGACCGTAATCCCTGTTGGCAGCGAGCCGGGCGTCCAACTCTTCCGCCACTTTCGACCAAATCTGCTTTTTCTGGTCGTCTGTAAGTTTCGTGGCGCCGACAATGCGCGCGGTCTCGCTGTCTACAAGCTTCGAACCGTAGCCGGTCGAGCGCGTGTTGTATTCGCGGCGGGTGAGGTCGAGTTCGCGGGCAGCGTGCGTAGCTTCTGCATCTTTCCCGTCTTTTCCCGTTGCGGCAGCAGCTTTCGGAGTAATCGGCTTCGAGGCGAGACCCTTCAAACGGTCCAACCACTCGGTAATTTTGTTGTAAGCGGCGATGATCTCGTTTTTCTCGGGGGAGTCCGGCAATCTGGGAATGAAAGTGCGCAGCATGGTCAACTGCAGGGGGATTTCCGCCTGATTCGCATCAGCCATGATCGGCTGACTCACTAAAGCCGAATAGGCCTCGGGATTCAACTCAGAAAACTTGTTAAGCGCAGCAGGAACAAGGGTTTGCAGAGCTTCCGGGGCCGCAGTAGCTAATTCGTCGATTACGGAAGGATCACCGGCGCTGATTTTCGCGTCAAAAGCGCGCCAGCCCTGCACCTCGGCGCGAACATCGGTCAAAACCTGCTCGACCGCACGGCCTTCACTGCCCGGGTAGGCCAGTTGCTCTAAATCCTTGATGATATTGGAGGCTTTCTCGAAGCCGATAGGCAAGACGCGGTCCGCTTTATCTTGCCGAATGAGCGCGGTCTGGATTTGCTTGGCGAGAGCTGGGTTTTTGGCCTTGATGGCCTCCAATTCAGCCTTGGCCTGCTTGTAGAGAGGCACGTTCGAATCGAGTGCGCCCGCTTTGTCGTCTTCGGCAGCTACATCGGTATCCGCGCCGGCATCGCCAGCGTCAGCACCAGAATCGCCCGAAACATCAGTTCCGAGGTCGCCCGCGTCACCCGCATCTCCTGCGTCAACCGCGGGCAGAACCACGGAACCAGCCGCCATGCCAATCAGCGGCAACAGCGCCAAAATCCAGTAAATAAAGTGCATTGTGAGTTCTCCTTTTTAGACCGTGGCCGCGCCCGGAGGCGTGGATTTCTTCTGTACCGACGTCGCAGCTTCCGGAGCATGAGTTGGCGCCGGTTTACCCGGTGCGCCCTGGGGCGGCGCCATCATCGCTTGCTGCATCATTTCGGCCATCATTTTTTGCTGGTGCGCGGCGGCGTGCAACTCAACGTTGGCAATACCTGCAGCGTTGCCCTTGCCGTCAGATCCGCCACTCGCTAATTCTCTTCGGCAATCGTCCGAAGATAAGAATTCCTGGCACTTGGCGAATTCCCATTTGTCGTAGTCGAATTTCCCGATGGGCACGGAAGATTGTGGCTGGGGCGGCATGAACGGCGGCGCGGGAAGTCCCTGCGCAGCCGCCTGCACTCCCTGCGCAGCATGGGCAATCTGCGCTTGCTGAATTTCTTCGGGCGCGGGTGCAACTGGATTCTCTCGCAAGAGGATCTCGATTTCCTGCGTCTGTTTTTCGTAGGCCATCGCTGGCGTGAGCGTCAGATCGCCGTGCCCGTTCAACTCCAGATATTTCTCCCAGTTGTCCGGCGACTCGAAAATGGTGGCGCCCAGCGGCGAGGCAGCGGCGGCGGTTACAATGTTCTGCAGGTTCGCCCGGCGCGCGGCCACGCTGTCAGGGAAATTGGAATCGGTGAGGTGGAAATGGAAATTGCCCTTTGTGAGTTTTTCGATCTGGTATTTCGCGGTGCCGCCTTGTCCGGTAACGACGATGCCTTTGGCGTGGTCTGGGTTCTTCGTCGCAAGCAGCGCGGCGTGATAGTAAATGCCGCAGAACATGGAGCCCATCGCCGAGGCGGACATGCCAAGCATCCCCATGGCCTGCGAGCGGTCCATCGCCGCCTTGCTTGCGGTGTGATCTCCAGGAGCCACTTCGCCAGTCAATGCGGGAAGCGAACCGGTAATGAATTGCGCCAGTGGGCCGCGATCTTCCGCCATAGACTGGATGAAGGTTGCGGAGAGAACCATCTCAGGCTCGCGATAGACTGCATCTTGAACGGTTTCGCCCGGCCGCAGTTCCTTCACTTCGTGAAAAGCGTAAGGCTCGCTGCGCTGATTCAGTAGAGCATCATAATCGACAGCTTTTCCGCTGACCCAGGTGGCGGGCCAACCTTTTTCATAGGCCTCGCGCTCGGCGTTTTTCTTGTCGTTGAAGGAATCCTGGACCACAACCATGCTTTCCATCATGGCGCGGCCGGTCATTCCGTCTCCCTGACGCGGAAAGGCGATGTCGATCGCGTCATCCATCGACTCTTCCCAGCTTTCGGCGTAGTTCTCGCCGACAAACACGACATGGGCTCCAGTCGGGAATAGTTCCTTAAACTTGTCGCCCACCGTGGTGCCGGGTTCGTCTCTGAATTCCTCTTCACAGCAATTGCACTCGAAAGCCGCGGGCCGCAGAAAGCCATTCAGCCGCGTGGTCACGAATTGAAGCGACGCGCCGTTGAGGAAATAGCTTTTGCGCGCCTGCCGCACGCCGAGGCGAGCCCAGCGTTCCCAATCGCTTTCTCCAGGGGATCCTTGGCCGCCTTCGATCTTGTCTTTGATGTGCTCGTATTCTTTTTTGGCGTTCCACACGTCAGGATCGTCGAACAAAAACACAAAAGGGCAATCCGCGAGACTTTTGGCAAAGATTGGGACTTTCGATTCCAGTGTTCCAAAGATGCGCGCCGTCTCCATTTTGCGCGGTTCGCCTTGCTCGTTCGTTCCCCACTTCTGTTCGTCGGCCATCGTCAAGGTCCAAGCAATCGTGCGGCCCGAGAGACAGAACATGCGGGCGATCTTCTTCTGTAAATCCTTGACGTCGTTCGCCTGATCGAACTTTTTGCGGTAGCCTTCCCCGACATTCTGGGCTTCAATGTCCTCGGCCTGGCTGGGATCATCGGCATCGGCTGCGATGGCGGGAGGGGATTGCGTCAGTACCGCTTCGAGACTGCGCTGGTACGGATAGAAAATGTTGTAATCGTCCATGTAATCCGGACACTGAATGTGCTTGCTTCCTACGTCGATGTAGCCGCCCGCCATGCCGATTTGGTAGACACCGGTTCCGTAGTTCGGATAAACGTGCTGGATGCCGTCAGAGTAGAAGCGGTGTAAGCGGTCCTTCAAGACTTCAATCCGCCGGTCGTAGAGATCGCGCTTTTGACATTCACTGATGACAGCTTTCAAAACGGTTTTTAACTGCTCAGGCAAATCACGGTTTTTCTCGCCGTAACCCTGCGGAGCTTCGTCCTGGCCGGAAGTCACGTCAGGCGAGTCGGCGCCGTCTGGCAGTTGGTCGATCAGTTGAGTTGGGGATATCACGAGGGGGACTACACTTTAAAACAGGAGCGAGTTCATGAGCGAGTTTCGTTTACCGTCGCCAGATCCGACGCACTACGCGAAACGCCTAATACTGGCCAAGTTCGGCGGGTTGTTTCCATCTTCCGTGACTGCAATGGAATTGATAGAACTCATGGTGGAGTTTTCTAAATTCGAAAGCGAGCGCGCCAACGAGTACCAGCGAATCGCCGAGGATCTGGTCGCCTTGCGACTGCCGGCGCCGATCATCACCAAACGTCTTTAATTCACGCGTCCGCCGATCCGCTCGCAAATCTCAAGATTCCGCGCCATCAGTTCCGCGTCGAGTAGAGCTTTGACAGCCGACATCAATAGATCACAACAAAACGTTTCGCCTTGCGCGGTTCTATGCCCGCAGTATGGACAGCCGAAAAACTTCTGCTTGCCAGAATGTATGAGATCGATCTGTTCGGCGACGCAGACGAGTTTCTTTTCGGCAGTGAGAAGGTCGGGATTCATCAGGACCTCTTTGGGGGTAACAGAGCGTGAACAGTTTTCTTTCCCGCAATTCGGGTTTGGTGGAGCTTGCCCACTTTCCGGGGAAGCGAGCCTTTCGGCGTGGCGGCATCCCATTCGGATACCGCCGCCTTCCCGCCGAGTGCTTTCAGACCCGCCGAGGAATGTCCCCAGCGGGCCTGCTGAATTGACTTCCAGGGCATCAGTTGACGATTCTTACAGTTGCACCTTGCAGCGTGCTTCCGGCTCCGTCGGTTCCGGTGGTGTGTGCCAGTTCGACCGAGAGATGTGCGGGAAGCGCCAAGTTGAGAGAGCCGACCGCAGCAACCAGACTCGTGGAAGCAACACCGGAATTCGCGCCCGCCGTGACTTGTGCGACGGTTACAAATCCGAGGCCTGGCGTGATGGTTCCGCCCGTTGCCGAGGTAGAAACCACGGTAGTAGTGAATTGCTGACAGAACTGGAAGTTAGACGCTGCGGCCAGCGCCACTGTGTCGGTAATGTTGATGGAACTAAGTTTCACCGGGGTTCCAGCCGAAACGTTGGAACCTTCCGCGTCCCACCATACCGTAATCGTATCCACGGTGTCGGCGGTCGTGCTGGTTTTCACAATCAGCCCGCAGATTTCGATCGTGCGCCCCACCCCATAGTTCATGAAGTTGGCGGGAAGCGGGAAGCTTCCTTCCACTTCACCGATGGTGGTCTGAGCCGCGGCAGTGATCGGAAAGACGATGTGCTCTGCCTGCACTCCCGGAACGCCGACACGGTTTCCGGGAACATAAGCGTAAGTCGCGTGCGCTTCTTCGTTCGGGTTGTGCTGCAACGCCGACACCGAACCGATCATGGGAGCGAGAGTGTTCGTGACGACCGGATAGCCGGTAAATTGCATCCCGCCTTTGAATAGAGTATTTACCCCAACGGTTGAGCCCGCCTGTCCATAAACCGAGTTGGCAATGGCGCAGGCCGGCGTAGTCGTTTCCAAAGTCGTCAGCGTGCAAACGCCTGCCGACACCGGAACCGCAAGCAGAACCGTCGGCTGGGTCAGTAGGGGCACGGAATATGCCAAAACGTAAGAGCCGCCACTCACCGAGAGATACGGTTTCCATCCGACCACGTTATCCGTCCGGGCCGTGGACGATACGCCCATGTCAATCGCCTTACTCACTACCGACGTGTAAGAGTTACTAGCCGAACACGGAGACTCGTTGCCGTTGATGTCGACCAGAGTGTAGCAACCGTACACCGTACCAGACCAACTGGCCGATCCCGCGACTGTGGTATCCGAGCAAAACTGGTGCGTGCTATCGCAAGCCACTTGCCCAGCTAAAACGGTGGGAGCCGCCAAAAGACTGGTGGTCGAGGGAAGGCTATTCCACATCTGGATAGCGCCTTTTCGCGAGTCCTGAACGCTGACACCAGTGAACGGAACTGCTGTATTAAGAAGAGCGTCGGTTCCACCGAGCAGAGTCCACTGCGGATCGACGTTCACAACTCCGCCACCAAAAGCGAGGGCGTAATTAATGGCTTCCTGCAGCCCAGCGGTCCCGGACCGCACTTGATCGCCTTGGGAATGAGCATAAGAAAAGGTTGCCGTGATTGTGCAAGTCTGATAGACAGCCGGAGTTGAACAGGATACAGCGGACGGAGTCACGGTTTCCATGCTCGTACCGGATCCAACCGTGATTGGAGCTGTGACTGAAACTGGGTAGAACTGCAACCCGGTCGGCGTCGATGCGTATCCGTAATTCAGGGTGAGCGTGTAACTTCCAGTATTGCTCGAACCGGCGGCAACCCCGAGCCCCGGCGAGGCATTGTTCCAACCATAAGCAAAATCCGAGGCGTAGAATCCGCCGCGCTGTTGAATGTTTGTGTACTGAGCAAAGGCGCTCGCCGCGAGAATCAGAACGCCCAGGATAAACGCGATTTTCTTCATTGTGATACTCTCCTCGGGCCTGCGCCCTCTTGAAATTATTACCCGTTGAATCCGCCGAGCTGGCCGCCGTTCTCTTGTTCATCGTGCTCAGCGCCATTCTCGGAATTTTCTTGACCTTCTTCGTCGAGGAATTTCCCCATCGACTCCTTCAATTCCTCGATATTTTCGTGGTCGTGCGTGCCCTCGTGCTCACTGGCTTCGTTGACGCCGTGCGAGTGCATCATCATGCCGTCGTGATGGATGTGCATGTGCTTGCCCTCTGGCGCATGTTGATGCGCGACGTGCATTAAGGCGTGACCGAGGTCGGGATGCTCTTCGCGCGCGCCATCGTGGCCTTCACTGTGGAAGGTTCCGTCTCCGTGATCGTGCAGAGTAGTGATCTTCTCCGAATTCTCGGCCGGTCCACCCTCGACACCGCTCGCTGGCTTCGCGAGCCCCTTACTTAACAGCTTGCCGCCCACCGGACGCAAACCACTCATGTGAAAACCGCCTTTTTCATCCCTTGGCATCGCTCTTCTCCTTCTGTACTGATTCTGCCGGGGCAGATGCCTCGGTGGTTGGTGGTAAACTTCGATCCGTGGCGAAACCGTGACCTGCGGTCGTGTTGCTGAACGCTTCAGTTTTCTCCGCCTTCGTTTTTGCGACGGCATCATTGAGGGCTTGGTTGCGAGCGGCAACGACCCTAGCCATGGCGGGATTCACTGGAACCTTGGGACTCGTCACCTCTCGGGGAGTGGCCTTCTCGCCAATCTCTTCCTCGATAATTGCCTGTGCGCGCTCCATGCTGTGCTTGTCCAGGTTCATCAGCAGCCCTGCTTTCATCCGGGCTAAAATTCGGTCAACGGCGTTCAGTATTGGCACGCTTTGTCTCCTCTTCGCGCTCTTGGTCTGCACGTTCGCGTTCGTTGATGGCGAGAACCTGACGCCAGTTCTTAGCCCGAATGGTGTCGCCTGCGAGTTTCGGGGCGCGCCGCTCAGCTAACGTTAGTTCGGTACGAACGGCTTGCAGTTCTTCATTTTTCGCCGCAATCACATCTTGGAGGTGCTTCTCGGACGCCAACGCCGCATCAACAAACTTCTTACGCATTTCAGCGGCTTGCCGAGACGCAAGATATGAGCCTAGAACCAAGCCTAAAACCGTAGACACCAAAATTAGAAAGACAATCAGGAACGCGCCCAATTGCTTGCCCTCCGCTTCTGCGCCTTGTTGTCGTGCTCAAATTTCGTCATGGCCATCGCTCGCGCTTGCACCTGATCCGGCGTGTTCGCGGGCATTGAGTTCCAGAATTCTTTCGCGCGCACGGGCAATGGAGCTTCTTTTCGCGGAGAAAGCCAAGACTTGATGAAATAGCGAGCCGTGTCTCCACAATCCTGCTCGATCTTCGCCTGGCTCTGGTCCGTCTTCAAAACATCGTCGATCTTTTTCGGATCGCGCATCAGGAGCGGGATGGAATTCAGCAATTCCGAACACTCGGCGCTGATGAGCCAAACGGTATCCGTTGCCGCTTTCCCTCGCACCATGATCTCACTGAGGGGATCAGCCTTACCACGCATCTTTGCGTTATAAAGCAAGGCATACATCAGGAGATAGCCGCCAGCGCGATCATTGTCGGCAGGAATTGGACGAGGAAGTCCAAAAGGGGAGAGCTGAGCGGCAATCTCATCTGCCGTGGTGTTGGCCGAATCGCGCTCGCCGAAGGCGTCTGGACTCAGGAAATAACTCTGGGTGTCTTTCCGCTCACCAGCCGGCGTGCGCTCGACAATGCCAGCCCCAACCTGCGGCGAGGTCATCTCGTTTATGATCCATTCCCGGTAAGTCACCAGCACGTTGACGGGCTTCGTGACTTCCCACCTAAGAATGTCCCACATCCGCTTTGGGCTCGCTAGTGTCACGCCATGCCACTGGGTAACGCAGAAGTGGGCTTTTCCCCAGTCCGTGCTCAGTCCAGTTTTATCCCACGGCTGAATCAGCGCCTCGGCTTGCGCCTGCGTAATCATCGTGGCCGAGCGGTCAAACACTCGGCCGAAGTAGGCGCCTTCGAACGCATCCCAGGAACCCAGCCAATCGCGCGCACGGTAGGATTCTTCGTCGGTATCGAGCGCCTGGGTGTACTCACCGCGGCTGGCGGCGTACTGCATCCGCTCTTCGTCCGAGAAAATGTCATAGTAGCGACGCTCGCAAAGGCGGTCTTCGGTCCACTCCGCTTTTGGGATGCCGTCCGCTTCGAGATTAGCTTCGCAGGTCCGGCGCTCTGCGGGCGTGAGCCCATCTTGGCGGAGCGCCGGCCGGACCCATTCCACGTTGTCCCATGGATTGAACTTGATGAAATCGTAATTCTCAGGGTTTTCGCGAGCGTTGTATTCGTGAGTATGGAACCACTTGCGCAAGGTCTGAATGCCGACGCCACCCATGTTATGCGAGAGAACCATCTTTGATCCGCCGGTCGGCCAGCGGCAAGCTTTGTACATCTCGCGAATTTCGAGCTCGATGAACTGCTCAGCCTGGTCGACGAAGATGTACTTGTAGTTCGCCGAACGAAAGAATTCCTCAACTGCATCGTAATTCTCGGCATAGCCGAGGTCGAGCTGGCTGCCATTCGGAAGGACTAACTTTTTGTCCGTCTTGAAATAGTGCTCGCTCAACTGCGGATAGGTTTGGAGCAGCGGATCGATGTGATATTTGCGAAGCTGCGTGTATGTTCGCATGACGATGCAGACGCGAATTCCCGGCTCCTCCATCATGACGGTAAGCGAGATGCGGTCGATGCCGCCCGACTTTGCGGAACCGCGGCCACCACCAGCACCAACAATTCTGGCCTTGCCGTCCCGCAGTGTGTCGTAGAGCATCCACTGCTTCGGCTGGAGGCGGACTGGGATGCGGAGAGTGTCCATCAGATTAGCGACTAATCGCAATCACCGTAGCGCCCGGATCGCCGGCAGTCTTGACCGCCAGGAACAGCGCGCTGGTGCGAAACGTGATCGCGATTCCCGCAGCGCAGGTGATTGCCGTCCCGGTCGCCGCGTTGGTCAACGCCAGATAGTTCGCCGATCCGGTGTCGGCATCCGCAACGACAACTGTCAGCGTGGTCGCCGAGTGGTTGTAGATGGTCACGTCCGCCGGTTCGCCCGCGACCGGCCCGAGCGCGACCGCTTGCGAGGTGGCTACCCCGCCAAGAGACGCGTTTGAAAGCTGTAAACTCTGACCCGCGCTCAGCCCAATCGCTTGTCCTGGTCCTGGATAGATCATGGTATCTCCCTATTTCTTAGTGCCGCGCGTTCCGATGCGTTCGAGCACGAACACGGCTCGGCCGCTGAGCTCCACTTTTGTATTGTGGTCAACGGGCTGCACTGGCATCCCGGCGGCGTGGTTCTGAATCTCGCGCTCGACGCGAAATCGAATCTCATAGAGCTTCTGCCCCTTGGCGTCCACCGCATTTCGTAACTCTTCCCATCGTTGTTTAGTGGAAGAATCGTTGTAGAGATCGATCGCAAGCTGCTTAGAGAGAGTGGGAAGAACAATCTTGTCTTTCGATGGCCGGCCGACCTTCTTGCCATTGGCCGCTGCCTTGGCCCGAGTGTCGCCGCCTTTGTTGGCTTTCGGCATCTCATTTCAGTCGGGAAAACAGTTCAGTGGCAAACCAGCCGATGATTGCAGCTTCGGCGACTACAGCCCATCGCAAGACGCATACCCAGCTCTTCAGGCCTTGCGCTTCCACCAGCAGCCAGTCACGTTCGCGGACCAGTTCCACCACCAGGTCCGTGAGTCGATTTACGTCCGCGGTGAGTTCGGCTTCGGTGCGCTTTGTGTACTGACCTTGACGCGGCCGACCAGCCAGAAAGCGCTCGCAGCGCGAATGAAGTTCAGGATTGGGGTTTAGGCCCACTGATATTCACCGAGAACTGCGATTGCGTCTGCTCTTTTCGCCGCGGCCTGGCGTCGGTAATTCGGCGGCATGAATCTGCATCCTGGGATTTCGCGAGCTGCCAGACGTAATCGATGTTGATCCACTGGGCACTCGCGTGGAGATGTCTTTGGCTTGCGATGCTCAATCTTGCAAGTGCAAACAGCGCCGAGAATGGCTGCTTGGTTTGAGGTGCTGGACTGCGGGAAATCTTGCACGGGGAAAACGGATTCAGGGGAGAGCATACGGTAAAGGCGTTGAGAGATTTTCTCAGCCTTCAGTTGGCGCGCAAGCTCCCGGCACACTTCGACCGGCACCAGAGTTTCATGGCGAGAATCGGACGATTCGTAGTGAGCAAGTAAACGGGCGAGAGACACGAAGGGTATGGGGGTACTGAGGGTCAGAAGCGCATGGCGCGCCGGTACCTGAGAGAGGGAGGGGTCAAAGACTGAAGGTAAGGCGCAGAAAGGAAAGGACGCAAGTTACGAGCGTACTAGAGCCTTCGGAGAATTCCCGCGCTGGGGGAGAGATAGACACTCAATTCGGCCTAGAATACCCCCCGCAGCATCTAGAAACTCAACCACATTATCTGAAACTGTCGAATCAGCTCGCAGAGGAAGGCCCGCTAAAGTTAAGGGGAAAAGAGATTCAGAGTATTTAGAGGACGCGCCAAGTTTGACTCCGACGGCACTCCATGCCGCGCATTGAGCAGGAGATGCCTGAACTGAGACGGCTGTAGGTGCTTCTCTCGCCGCCACTCGCGCCAGATACGGATTCAATAGTGCAAGGCCCGCGTTAACGACAAACATAGTACAATTCTACCGCAATTCCCGCACTGGTAAACCTATAAACCTTCGGAAACCTACTCCCTATCGTCATTGAGCAGTCGCTCGGTTTCGGCGTCGGCTTTGATTTCCGTGGCGCGTTTCGAGTAGATCAAACTGGAGCTTTCTTCCTTATGTCCAAGACGTAACTGCACCAACTCCAAGTCTTTTGTTTTCTCATAGATCTCAGAGCCGAGCGTGTGCTTGAGTTGGTGGCAATTCCACTTATGCGGAGGCAGGTCGACAGTGATTGCATGACGTTTGACGATGCGGTAGAACTGCCGGCCAGTCACCGGAAAGACACGATCGCCAGCTTTGATTTCCGCGATAAACCTTAGCAGCGCCGTGCGCTCATCCAGGAGGGGATTTACATGTGAAACAAGCCTCTGGTTGCAGGGGTTCGAGTGCTTGCCGCGGGCGATTACGAGATAGTCGTCTTGGATGTTATCTCGCTTGATGGCAACCAGTTCCGAGCGACGGAGCCCATGGCAGTAGGCGACTAAGATCATGAGATAATCGCGCTCACTATGGGCGCGGGCGGCGCCCAAAAGTGCGAGTAATTCGGCTTTGGTTAAGGCTTGCAAACCTTCAGGAAACCTAAAAATGTCCCAGAATCCAATTCTAGGACTTGGTTTTCGAAAGAGATAGATTACGCCGGAGCGGGGAATCGTTCCTTCTTTGCCTTCGCCCAGCGGGCCTGCACAGCTTTGCGGGCGGCGTCGGAGCGCTGCTCTTCTGTGCGATTTTCGGCAGTAGCTTTTCCGCCGCGCCGTCCAAGCTCTACAGCGGCAGGGTTTTTGCGGGGCATCGGCTCATTTTTATCATAACATTCTTGCACCGATACACAGCGGTCTGTAACATGATGAAAACAGGACGAATAAACTTCTTGACAATAATACGCAGCGGTGCGAATATAGGGACAGTTAAGCGGCATCCAGCCGCAGGAGAATTGAGATGAAAAACACAATCACACTGACCAACGATTTCCACCGCACAAAAACTCACATGCGAGCAGTTGAGAGCCAGGAGATCAGCTATCAGACGCTGCGTCGCCACGCACGGGAACTCTGCCGAGTGGACGGTTGCCAGTGCAGCGGATTGGACGGGACGCGGCACAGCGAGTACAGCATCGCGGACATGAGCACATATGACCGCCGCGGGCCTTATGTCGTCGTCAAAAACTAATCTCCACCACAGCCCACTCCGGGCTTGAGGAGCCTCTCGGATGGTACCGAGGGCCGGTAGGTAACCCGGCAAAAAGTTCGACGGGCTAACCGAGTGCACAAACACCCGATCAGCCCTAACCAGAGCAAAACCTTACAAGGAGGTTTCACCGTGGCTCACCAAACTGTACCTTCCTTCCATCCCCACGTCCACCCGTTTTTCGCACAGCTTTTCAACAATCTCATGAGTACCCAGATCGCCCGCGTCAACCGCGTGATGGGCTCCTGCTGCTTCGACCGCTGCCAAGCCGACGCCGACGTTTCGGACCTTGAGACCGGGGCAGGGTATTGCCGCTCGCACTTTCGGGAGGTGGGTTGTGAGTAAAACTGCAACCTGCTTGTGGTGCGGCGAAGAGATCGAAAAAATTGGGGACACGTGGAGACACACGGGTACGAGTGACACGTATCGCCACGTCTTCTGCTATTGCCACTGTGTCGAGTGTGACCCAGACCTCGGATGCACCGCTAATCGCATCTGCATCGACGGCGAAGCGGCTGTGCCCGACTTCGGCAAAGGCGAGCAAGCTGAAAGGAAAATATGTCCGACTATCTAATGCTCGACCTGGCAGGCAACGTTCTTGAGGTTCGCCGCATGAGACCGAGTGAAGCGCGAGACACCAATCTCGAACTTGAAGCTCTCGACGTGCCTTACCAGTGGGTACCGCTCGCGGAGATGACCGACTAACAAAATCACCAACGATCACCGGCTCAGGAGGCCAATCATGGAACCGACAAACACCGTTGAATTCGAAACCGTCACTCTTTGCGGGTTCGATGTCCCCGTATTCCGGGGCGCTCAGCCGATCCCCGCAGATATCATCGACCAACTGAAGCAACCGCTTCCCGCGGATGCGATCAGCACCAACAATGATCCCAAGAAAAAGGGACTCTCCTCGATCAAGAGCATTTACATCGTCGAGAGACTGAATCAGGTCTTCGGCCTGGGGCAGTGGGTTCAATTGGCGAAGTTTGTCGAGAAGGTGACAAAGCCGGAGGGATCAGGCAAAGGCGACTCGGTAGTCTTGAAGTCGATCCTCGTTGTGCCGAAGTACGGCATCTACTTCGAAGCCTACGGCGGAAACGACAATTACGATCCCGGCGATGCCTATAAGGGAGCCTGCACTGATGCCCTCACAAAGATGGCCGGCTTCATGTACGTCGGCATGGACGTGTTTAAAGGCCATCCCGAAACCAGTAAGGCAGCTCCTAAGGCAGCCGCCCCGATCGTGGCTCCCAAAGCGGCCACGCCAGTGACCGCGAAGCCCACAGACGCAGGCAACTTCGCGACCATGCCTGCACACAGCGACCAGGCGCCAGCGAAGAGCACCGCACGCCTGATCAATGCCACCGAAAAACGCGCCTTCTGGTCCGCTGTGAAAACCAGCCAGAAAAGCGAGCAAGCTGTTCGCGATTACTTCGGCAGCGTCGGGATCACCAGCACCGCCGAAATGAACAAGACCAACTTCGACGCGGCTATGAAGTGGGCCTGCGGCACAGAAAGAAAGGCGGCCTAATTTGAAACTCTACGACATTCCAGTCGAAGCGAACGCCATCGAGGAGCAGCTCTTCGAGAACATCGGAGAGCTGACACCCGAACTAGAGCAGCGGATCAAAGACTTCCTCGCACAAGGGAAAGATAAGCTCGAAGCCGCTGCCGTCGTGATTTACTCGCTCGAAGAGGACGCCTCAATCTGCCAATCAGAGGCGAAGCGACTCATCGAACGAGCGGCACAACTCAACCAATCAGTAGACCGACTGCGCGGCATGGTTCTCTGCGCCGTCGATCTCGGCTTCGGCGGGAAAGTGAAGACGCCGAAGTTTACGATCTGGGGCCAAACCTCGGCGCCGGTGACGCAATTCGAACTCAAGGCCGGAGCGGACATTTACCAGATCATGGCCGCGCACCCGGAGCTCATCCGAGCGCCGGATCCGGAGCTCAACAAATCCGCCCTCAAGGAAACAGTGAAAGCAGGAGGCGCAATTCCCGCAGAGATCGCCGTGGTCAAACTCGAAGGGACCCGGTTCTTGAGGATCAAATGAACAAGCCAAAAGCCCACACCTCAACCGTGCGCGGTGATGCCCAACTCACCGCGCACATCGACGTAAACAGATTCATGGAGAGCACTGTGAGCGCGCAACCCCAAAAGTTCTACAGGAAGGAAGCAGATCATTTCTTCCCCGAAGGTTGCCAGTGTCACGACGACAGCGGCTCATGCGACTGGTGCGTAATTTATGGGAACTATATACTTAATTCCCTTGACAAGTGCGCGGGAGTCAAGTACTATACGGACATGATGAATGGAGGCAATATGACAATTTCTATGTACACGGTTCCCCCGTATAGCGATTCTTTTAGTCCGTTTGTGACCTTGCAGGACGCCCACTTCAAAACCTTCGACGCAGCCGAAAGCCAGACCGCCCAACGTGCTCGCGGTCAGTATCTGCGCGGCCTTCGGATTCTCGAATCGGCATTTAAATACCTCCTAGAGCAGGGGGTTGCAGCCAATGAACAGCATTGAGAGTGTTGAGCGTCTTAACAAACTGGTTCGTAGACTCAATCCTGAACAGTTCGTTACGGTTGACGTGGATAGCTTGGTACATCTTCTGGCCGCATGGAAAATGCTTGAAAATTTGCCGGAGTCAGTTAGGCGCGAGTATTCCATTGCCAGCGAGTTAGACGCGGACAAGTGGGACGCCGAATTTAGGGAGAAGTTTAGGGGTAGACTATGAGCAAAAGCACGATTAGTACCTTCCAGCTTTTCGAGATGTTCCCGACTGCGGAATCTGCCCGGCTCTTTCTGGAATCCCGCATCTGGTCGGACGGCGTTACCTGCCCGTCCTGCAAGGCTAAAGAGAACATCACCACACGCAAGGGCGGTTTCTACCGATGCAACCCCTGCCAACTTGATTTCACGATCCGTACCGGCACGATCTTCGAGCGCAGTCACATTCCCTTGCATAAGTGGCTCTATGCGATGTACCTGCTCGTAACCGCTCGCAAGGGCATCTCCAGCCTGCAACTGGCGAAGGAGATTGGCGTCACTCAGAAGTCGGCATGGTTCATGCTGCATCGGCTGCGAGAGGCTTGCGGTGGGCCGAAACTGACGAAGCTCAAGGGCATCGTGGAACTGGATGAGTGCTTCATCGGCGGCAAAGAAGGCAACAAGCATGAGCACAAAAAGCTCAAGGCTGGACGGGGTAGCGTCGGCAAGATCGCCGTACTCGGAATGCGGGAACGTGGCACAGGTCGCACCTTGGCCGCTCCGATGCATGAGCGCAGCTTGCAGGAAGCTACACAGCGCATTCATGACAACATCGAACTCGGGACGCAACTGTACACAGACGAGCACCTGATCTTCACAGGATTGGACGGTCTGTTCTACAAGCACGATGCGGTCAATCATTCGGCTGGCGAGTATGCGGCTGGCCCTGCCCACACGAACAGCATTGAGAGCGTCTGGGCCGTCCTGAAGCGCGGCTACTACGGCGTTTACCACAGCATGAGCGGCAAGCACCTTCGCCGCTATGTGGACGAGTTTACCTTCCGACTGAACGAAGGCAACGTCAAGCGGCACAGCCTTGAGCGCCTGGATTCGATGATCGAAGCGGTCAGCGGGAAGCGTCTGACCTATGCGGGGTTGACGGCATGAAGCGCGAATATATCCCCGAATGTGCCGATTGTCGGAACGAAAAAAGCGCACGCAAAAAGCTGGAAGCTGTAACGGACGTGGTACTGGCCTATCGGCCCAACTCGAAGCGCAAGAAGCCGCGCAAACGGAAGAAAACGAAGAGACGCTCATGATCGTTTGCCCCGAGTGCGCAGGTGGACTGCACGAAATATGTATTCGGCAGGGTTGCTATTGTCCTTGCCAACTCCCTGAGGATACGCAAGAGCGCGAATGCATCCACGGCTGCGTCCGTTCGATGTGTGAGGAGTGCGAACAGGAGGAACAATGAGCGACACGTGGATTACCCTCTCTAACTTATTCGACAATTTGCGTGGCTACCTGAAGCATCACTACGGCTGTGGAACTCATTACGGGATACCTTGTGATTGTGGCCTCTTGGGGTATCAGTGCCACATGGAAGACACGATCCATCGTTTGGCCAAAGAGAACGCGGTTTCGATTACTTACTCTGACGAATGATTTCATTAGAGTTAGGGAGTTAAGTATATAGTTCCCTAATTTATTACGAAGGGCCAACAGGGGACGAAAGTCAGCGCCGACTTCGCGAAGCTGGCCTACTCGAAACTGAGAAACCATAATGCGCCAGAAGCCCACACTCAAATTGTGCGCGGTGATGCCCAACTCTCCGCGCACATCGACCCCGCGGCCCTCAATCGCGAGCGTGATGGTATCCGGTCTCATTGTTTTTTGTTCTCCTTTAGGCAAAACTGTTTTGCATCCAACAACGCTTGCGTTCGCGCAAATTCAAAGGCTCGCGCACGCTCCTCGCTGGCTTCTGAGCCGTCGTCTCGAAACTCTTTGGGATTGCTTTTCCGGATTCCAATCGTGTCCCAGTCGGCTACTGACTTATAGAAGCACCCCATGCGGAC